GAGCAAGGACCTAAACGAAGCTTCGTTCAGGTACGAGGTACTTAAGGGTCTGTGTCGGGCTCTTGAGCACAAGAAAGACATGATTGTACAAATGTCAAGCAACCGACGCGCAGAAACTAAACTTTATAACTGAGGAAACTAAAATGGCTATTGATCTAGACGCACTACGACGGAAACACGAACAACTTAACGGTGGCGGAAACGCCAGTAACACGGACTTTCTTAACAAGTTCTACCAAATCCCTGAAGGCAGCAACGCTGTCCGCATTCTTCCCGGCAAGGATGATGACCATGAGTTTTACGCGGAGACTAAGATTCACCGCGTGACTGGACCCGATGGTACTACCAAGAACCATCACTGTCGAAAAGTGCATGGTGAGGCTTGCCCTCTATGTGACCTGTATTACGCTCTGTGGAAGACGGGACGTAAAGAGGACGAAGACCTCGCACGGCAGATTAAGCCGCGTGCGCGGTACTACATGAACATCATGGACCGGGAGTCTGGTGATGTTAAGATCCTCTCAGTTGGGGTGATTCTATTCAAGAAGATTATTGCAGCTATGCTCGACGAGGACTTCGGTGACATCACTGATCTCGATAACGGACATGATTTTAAGATCATCAAGGAGATGGAGGGGCAGTGGCCGAAGTACGACCAGTCAGCACCTCGTCCTAAGTCTTCCCCTATGGGAAGCAAGGCAGAGGTAACCTCTGCTATGGACAGTCTTCATGACATCCACTCCCTCGTTAAGCTAGAGGACTACGAGGAGTATAAGAAAGTGGCGGCGGCTCTTACCGGGCTCCCCGAACTTAGTAACCCCAACAGCCCCGACGAAGATGTGTCGGATGGGGATTATCTCTCTAAACTTCAAAGCTGATTATGAAAAACATTATTCTATCCCTTGCAGCGGCTCTCGTCATTATGACGGGTTTTACCTCCTGCAAACTCCTGAGTGACCTCTTCGGTGAGGACACTGTTGTAACAACTCCATCACAACTCGTAGAGGGCGCTGATATGGAGCCTGTCCCCCTGGAGACTCTTCCTGCTAGTATGCTTGAAGATCTCCCTGAGGGTACACAGCTTGTTCTAGCTGATCGTGAGGATCTTATCGAAGAGGGAGCTTACGTTCCTTTCTCCCCAGGAGACGGTGACGTTCCTGGAATCCTCGACGCGCTCATCGGTGTGGGTTCTGCATTTGTCCCAGGCATTGCTGCTTGGGAGGGCGTGCTAACTCTAATCAGCCGCAGAAAGCGTAAGAACTACGCTAAGGCTATTAAGGCTATGGTCCCTACAGATAGCAATGTTGATATTGCGGGAACTCTTCACGGTGTAGCTGCCGCTCTAGGAGTTTCTCACACCTCTGAAGCTAGTGAAATGGCTGTTCTAGAAGAAGAAGAAGAACTAGTCTAATCCGCCGATCTTCATTTAGGATTTGACTATAATAGGAGAGCACCGAAAAGGTGCTCTCCTTTTTTATTATGACTGAAGAAAAGAAATTAAAGATCCTTTGTGTTCCTGCCAACGAAGGCGGATGTTCCTACTACAGAATCATTTGCCCTATGAAGAAGTTGCAAGAGCTTCATGGAGACAAGGTAGAGATTAAGTGGGATAAGAATCCTCTAGGTATAGACGAGAAGACGGGTAAGTGGCAGGAGAATTGGGAGTTCGAGAGTATGAAGTGGGCCGACATTGTGTTCACTCAAAACCTCTCTAACTTTGGTGGACCCTACACAGCCAGAATTGTTGGAAAAGCTAAAGAGTTCGGTTGCTTTGTTCATTACGATACAGACGACCTACTGACCAACATTTACGAGGGGCACAGGCTTTATGACGTTTATAAGGAGAAGGGTCTAGAAGAGATTGCTTCTTTCATTTATAATAATTCCGATCTGGTTACAGTTACGCAAAGAAAGTTTGCTGAGAGAGTTGTACCTCACATGGGTAAAGGTAAAGCTCTAGCGATTGTAAAGAACACCATTGACTATAACTTGCCCTGCTGGAACATGCCCAAGACTAAGGTAAAGAAGAAGAACTACGTTCGCTTCGGCTGGGTCGGAGGCATTCACCATGAACAGGACCTAAGATATTTCTCTGGAGTACCTCACCTAGTAAATCAGAGAGTTGGGCGCGAGAACTGTCAGTGGGACTTTTACGGGCACCCGCCCCCCGGAAACACTGATTGGCAAACAGACGTTTGGAAGAAGTACCAGTCTATTATCCTGAGAGGATTCAAAGGCGGTAAGAACTGGAATATCCATCATGCCTTACAACCTGATCGCTACGGCCAGTTCTATTCTAATATGGATGTGGCTCTTGCTCCTCTAGAGATGAACGACTTCAATGACAGTAAGTCTGAAATTAAAGTGGCCGAGTGTGGTAGGTACAAGATTCCCTTGATCGCCAGTAATGTAGGTTGCTATGATGAGTGGATTAAAGACGGCGAGACCGGGTTTCTGATTGATCCTAAGAAGGGCATTTCAGAGTGGGTTAGGATTCTAACTCTCTGTGTCAAGAAGCCAGATCTAGTCAAAAGAATGGGAGAGAACCTTCACCAACTCACGGAGGAAAACTTCGATATGAACAAACGTGTTGGAGATAGAATTAATTTATACAAGGAGGTGATGAATCGTGAAAGTAAAGATAGTTAGCGGTTGGTCTAATCCTGGCGGCGGCACCGTGGCGCATATTGCTCTAACCAATCTATTTAATGAAAATGGAATAGACTGTACTTTTTATGGTCCTCATGATTGGCATTTAGATAAGTGTAATGGTGGGAAGTTAGAGGATGCTAATATTACTGCTGAAGATTATTTGATTTCTCACTTCATTCAAGTAGATCCTTCCGTAAAGGCTAAGAAGCATATCTTGTATTGTCACGAAAAGCATTTATTTCCTTTAGCTCAAATGGACCTGTCGCAGTACGATTCAATTGCATTTGTAAGTATTTTACAAAAAGATTGGCATGGAGTTAACCATCCGTCTTCATTAATCCCTCCTCCTGTAGATGGTTTTAGTTGGAAGCGCCCAGAAGATAATTTCGCAGGTGTTATCGGGAGCATTGACAAGAATAAACAAACGCACGAATCAATTAAACGGGCCTTGAAGGACGGATATGAAAAAGTTCTTTTGTTTGGGGACATAACCGACCTTCCATATTTCAACGCCGAAGTGGCAGACCTAGTAAACTCAGGAAAAGCCGTTCTGATGGGCCATGAGGACTCCCGTGAGCGCATGTATGGGCAGGTCCGAGAGGTTTACCATTCATCCCTCAGCGAGACTTATGGTCTTGTTGAGGGGGAATGCAGGCTCTCTGAGATTCCCTTCAATGGAGAGAGTAACGGGCAAGAAGTTATCAGTAATGAAGAGATTTTAGAACGATGGAAAAAAGTATTAAACTGACTGACACAAAGAACCTGTTAATTAACTTAGATCGCGCCCCCGAGCGGTTAGAGAAAAGCACGAAAGTATTAACTGATTTAGAAATACCTTTTGAGAGGTTTTCTGCTGTGGAACACTCACAAGGAATTATTGGCTGCGGGCTTTCTCATCAAAAGTTGCTTTCAGAAATAAAACCCAATACTCTAATTATGGAGGACGATATTGGGAGTATGCCCCAGGCATCAAACGTGCTTTTAGATATCCCAGAGGAGGCCCACGCAGTTTACTTGGGTGTTTCCAACCATGGGTATATTAACAGACCGTTTGGAGTGGCTGATTGCGTTTTAGCGGCTCAGTATAGTCAAAAATACAAAAGAGTATTTAATATGTGTTCAACACATGCGATTCTTTATCTCAGTCAGGACTACATTGATGCCTCACACGAAATGACTACAAAATGCTTAAAGGAAGGAAGGCCGTTTGATTTAGGTCTAGCTGCCCTACACAGATACTTCTGTATTCTGACTCCGAACGAGCCGTACTTCTACCAGACGGAACAACCAAAGCTTACTAGATTTAGTTTAGAAGGATGATTACGTTTATTCCAGGATATTTTGGTTGGTTAGGTAACCAAATGTTTCAGTATGCAGCGACATTTGCTGCCAGCAAACGAGCGAAGACAGATTGCGGCTTTCCAGAGAATAAACCCAATCTGTTTGAACTGTTTAATCTCTCCTCTGAGAAACAGCAGACGCGACGGCGATATGTTTACCAAGAACCCCATTTTCACTATTCCAAACTTCCAGACCACATTAGCGATTTAACCTTGTATGGTTATTTCCAATCAGAAAAATATTTTTCTGATTACAGAGATGAGATAAAATCAGAATTCAGTTTAAAGAATCCTAAGTTTGCTGATAAGTGTTTTCCTGAGTTCATTGCTCTACATGTAAGGAGAGGTGATTACTTGAATCTACAAGATACTCACCCCGTATGCCCTCTTAGCTATTACGAAAAAGCTTTGGAGCAGTTACCTGAACTTCCTGTTTATGTTTTTTCCGACGACATAGAATGGTGTGAGAAAGCGTTCAAGGGCGACAGGTTTTCTTTTTTAAGGGGCACTTTTATGGAAGATTTTGAGTTGATGACCAAAGGAACCTATCACATCATAGCTAACAGTAGCTTCAGTTGGTGGGCTGCATGGTTATCGGATAGCCAAAAGGTAATCGCGCCCTCTAAATGGTTTGGACACAACGGACCTGGGTCCTCCAAAGACATCGCACCAGAGACTTGGAGGGTAATATGATAAAGCCTCAACTATTCGGCGCGGACTTCGATAACAAATTTAAAGAAAGAGATGTTAGGGTATCTATTTCTGTGGATACCTTTAACTTTGATCCTTTAGCTGATGTTAAAGTATTCTTTCAGCTAGAACCTCCTTCGGTGAAGAACTTGGTGGCACCCCTCATACAAAATCAAGAAGCATTTGATTTGATTTTAGCTTGGAATGAGGATGTCCTGTCAAACTGTAAAAATGCAAAAAGATTTGTTTTTGGAACTTGCTGGATAGATTTAGACACCTATCAAGAGGATAAGAAGAATGAGATTAGTTTTCTGACTAGCGATAAATGCTGGACAGAGGGGCACCAGATCAGGCAGGTCATTTATCAATATTTAAAGGACCACCAAAAGATAAATGATTTCAGTATCAATAGCATCCGTACACCACCTAGGATTGATAAGAAAAATCAAATATTTGAAAATGCAAAGTTTTCGATTATAGTGGAAAATGAGTCTTTGCCAAATTGGATAACAGAAAAGTTGATCGACTGCTTCGCTACTAAAACAGTCCCTATTTATTGGGGATGCCCTAATGTTGGGCAGTATTTTAATGACACAGGGATAATCAAAATTACAGATATTAGAGAGTTGCCTAAAATTCTGAATGAGCTAACTCCAGAAACCTACGAAGCGTGCCTGCCCGCAGTGCAAGACAACTTTGAAAGGTCACTACAGTACCGCGATCTGTTTTCTAGAATAGATGACGAAATCGACAAGCTACTATGAAAATTTCAGTTTGCATACCCACCTATGAAATGGCAGGCCACGGTGCCGCATTTTTACTTAGAGCACTGGAGAGCATAAAACAACAGACGATAAAGGACTTAGAAGTTGTTGTCTCAGACCACAGTGAAAACGAAGAGATAAGAGATATCTGTAAAAATAGTGACTTAGATGTTAAGTATCTAAAGAATTCAAACAATCGGGGCTCCTCCTCTGCTAACATAAACAACGCCGTGCAGAACGCCTCAGGGGATTACATAAAAATTCTTTTTCAGGATGATTACCTATGCAGAACGGATTGTTTAGAAAAAGTGCTATCTGAGTTTGAGTCTGGGGCTGGCTGGGTAGTGGTTGGTACAATACACACGACGGATGGCGTTAATTTTTACAATCCAATTAAACCGAAATATCACGAAAAAATTTATTTAGGGGAGAACACAATAAGTTCTCCATCCGTGATCGCAATCAAGAACGAAAAACCTCTACTGTTTGACGAGAAATTATCCTGGTTAATGGATGTGGAGTATTATAAGCGCCTCTATGATAAGTATGGACTGCCCAACATCGTAAAGGATGCGCTGGTCGTCAATACCCTTTGGGAAGGCCAAATATCGAATACAAGAATTACTAAAGACTTGGTTGATAAAGAAGTTGAATATGTGAGGCAGAAACACGAATGAAGATCGCTATAATAACATCTATATTTAACGACCCAAAAAGTTTACAGAAACATAAGCTTCACATCCCCAAAAAAACCTACTCAAACGCAGACTATTTTGCTTTTGTAGATGAGGCTCATAATGGCGTCACTGGGTGGAAGCAGGTTATTTGCCCTTCGTTTAGCCTAGATGAAAAGTATAAAGGCCGCAGAGATGCCAAAATATACAAAATAATGCCACAAGCATTTCTCCCAGACTATGATTATTGGATTTGGGTAGACCCCACCCACGAAGTTGTGGTTGACCCAGCAGCAATTTGCAGAAGCCTTGGAGATAAGGATATGGGCGTCTTTAAGCACACAGATAGAAACTGTGCGTATCAAGAGGCGTCTGAGGTTCTTCGATTAGGAGTTGATCACGCAGATGTGCTGTTAAAACAAGTTGAGTATTTTTTAGGACAGGGCTATCCAAAAAATAATGGGCTCTATGAACTACCTGTCTCGGTCAGAAAGAATACGAAGGGTATTCGACGTATGAACATGATGTGGTGGGAGCTAATTTGCAGATGTTCGTCTAGAGATCAAATTAGTTTCCCTTTTGTTTTATGGAAAACAGGTATAAACCCTCATATATTTGATGGCCTCGCTAACGGCGGTCTTTGGAAAAATGAACTGCTGCCTCAAGTTCGATGGAAGTATGAATAATGTGTAGCTTCATAGTAACTAATAAGATTTTTGATGAAACTGAGTTATCATCAATTAATCACTTTACTCAGCTAAGGGGACCAGACGTAACAAAAGTAAAGAATATTAACGGCTTTACTTTTGTGCATAATCTTCTGAGTATCACTGGAGATCTCATTCCTCAACCTTTTGTAAAGGATAGCGTTGTATGTGTTTACAATGGAGAAATTTACAATTACGACAGAGAGAAGTACAAAAGCGATGGTGAGTGTTTAATTGATTTGTATGAAACTCATGGTGATACATTCACCCAAAAGTTGGATGGTGAGTTTGCGGTAGTGTTATTTGATTTTGAGAAGAACAAATATATAATCAGCACTGATGTTTTTGCCACCAAGCCTCTGTGGTATGGGGAGTCTGACGGCGGCATAGCTATAGCAACGTATCAAACTCCAGTGACTAAACTAGGAGTTCCATCGGCAACTAAGTTAAAAGCTAACACGATTCAAGTTTACGATCTAACTACTAACGAGCTACAGGCCCAGCACGAAGTCTTTACTTTTGATTTGACACAACAAAAAACAGACTTCTCAGACTGGACGAAAGCCTTTGAAAGCTCCA